ACTTAGGGATGCGTGGGAAGCGCACCCTGATCACATGATTACCAAAGCCCTAGTTATAGAACGTGCTATTTTCTTTGTACTTTTGCCTTTTTTTAGGTTTAATGGGGATGCTGGTCTCAGAACGGTATCAGCTGATATTTCCAGAGACGAACAAATACACGTGGCCACTAATAGCCTTGTATGTCTCGATATGGGCTTATCTTGGAGTAAATCTCTGGATAAACTTAGGAAGGCCACGATTAATTGGATCATGGAGCCATTAGGTAAGAATACCTATGGCGATAAATATTTAAGCAAAAAATTTTGGCTGGATTCTAGCGATAATCTTATGTATAACGGCAAAGCCCCAGAACTAAATTCTACAAAAGCAGCTCGGATGCCAGCGTTCTTCGAACATAGTAATGTCAACCTCCCACAATATTCTTGAGCCAGTAATAGGACCAACTCTTGAATCAGTCCTCTTAGAACTAGAGGAAATCCATCCACCAATTACACCTACTCCAGATGAATCAATGGAAAAAATAATGTACCGATCAGGTCAACGATCAGTTGTGGATTGGATCAGAACTAGAATAGAGGAAGGTTAATGGCTCAACAAAATATCTTTCAAGCTTTAGGCTTGGATGCATTGATGGAACTAAGAGATCTATTTCAGATCCCAACATCAGGTACAGATCAATCAGCTCTAACTAATAACACCCAACAGTTAGGAAAGATTGCACCTGCAACAACACCATCCTTTATGACTCAGTATCAACAACAACTAAGTCAACTATCACCCAACAACAACCCAATGAAATTAGACAATAATGCAATGGGTGTAACAAGTAGAAGATCAAGTGCTTTTAAAACTGGTAAGACCAGACAAGGCACAGGTCAACTCGCTCGTGATATGAGGATCAAAGCTTTAAACATCTAATCAAATGACAGCTAAAAAAAGATATGATGCATTATCAAGTGACCGTTCTCCATTCTTAAACACAGCTGACGAGGCTACTAAACTTACTCTTCCATATTTAATTACAAGAGATGAGAATCAAAGTAGTGCTCGCAATTTAAAAACTCCTTGGCAATCAGTTGGAGCCAAGGGAGTTGTTGCCTTAGCATCAAAGCTAATGCTTGCAACTCTGCCTCCACAGACAAGCTTTTTCAAACTACAACTCAACGATAATGAGTTAGGAGAAGAGTATCCACCAGAGGTTAGGTCAGAATTAGATCTCTCTTTTGCCAAGATAGAACGTACAATCCTAGAATCTATAGCTGCTTCTAATGATCGTGTAGTAATACATCAGGCATTAAAGCACTTAGTTGTAGCTGGTAATGTATTGATCTTTATGGGTAAAGAGGGACTAAAGATGTACCCTCTTAATCGCTATGTTTTAGAGAGAGATGGTAATGGTAATGTTATTGAGATAGTAACTAAAGAACGAATTAATAAAAAACTAATTGAAGATGAGTTACCTAAAGACCTTTTAGAAAATCAAAGTGTTGTAGATGAGTATTCAGATACCAGCCCAGACAATGACTGCGATGTCTATACACATGTAAGACGTGAAGGCAGTAAGTTTGTCTGGCATCAGGAAGTTTATGGTCATACATTAAAAGGTTCAAATGGTAATGCACCTGTTGATTCAACACCATGGCTACCACTTAGATTTAATTCTGTTGATGGTGAGAACTATGGACGTGGAAGAGTAGAGGAGTTCATGGGAGATCTCAAATCACTTGAGGCATTATCCCAAGCTCTAGTGGAAGGCTCAGCTGCAGCAGCAAAAGTCGTATTTACAATTTCACCATCTTCTACCACGAAACCACAGACACTAGCTAATGCTGGTAACGGAGCAATCGTTCAAGGCAGACCAGATGACATTGGAGTAGTGCAAGTAGGTAAGACTGCAGACTTTGCTACTGCTTATCAGATGTCACAGACTATAGAGAAAAGATTATCTGAAGCATTCTTAATCCTATCCGTACGTCAATCAGAAAGAACTACTGCAGAAGAAGTTCGCATGACTCAGATGGAACTAGAGCAACAGCTCGGAGGATTGTTTGGTCTGCTAACTGCTGAGTTCTTAGTACCTTATCTAAATAGAAAACTAAGTACCTTCCAAAAGACTGGAGAAATACCACGTCTTCCTAAGAAAATAGTTAAGCCAACTATTGTTGCTGGTGTTAACGCTCTTGGACGTGGACAAGACAGAGAAAGTCTAGCTGCTTTCCTCACTACCATTGCTCAGACAATGGGTCCAGAGGCAATCATGCAACACATCAACCCAGAGGAAGTAATCAAACGACTAGCAGCTGCTCAAGGTATAGATGTATTGAACTTAGTCAGATCAATGCAAGAGATACAAGAAGAACAGCAAGCTATGCAACAACAACAGATGCAACTTGAACAACAGAAACTACAGGTCGAAGCTATGAAGTCTCCAATGGGAGATCCAACAAAGAATCCTCAATTAGCTGAGGCGATGGCTGCACCTGTTCAACAATAATTAACCACCTATGGCAGAAACATTAACTTATGAAGAGGCTCCACAAGAAGAGTTTACACCTGATGAATTAGACTCACTTAAAGTTGGAGAAGAGATAGAAGTAGAACAAGATAACTTACTAGCAGGTAAGTATAAAGATGCTGAAGAACTAGAGAAAGCTTACTTAGAACTACAAACTAAACTTGGAGAGAAACCTAGTGAAGATAAAGTCGAAGAGTCAGAGCCTGAAGAGCAGCAAAAAGAAGAAGAGTCCAAAGAAGAAGACCCTGAAGAAGGTCCAAATATATTAGATAAACTTTGGGATCAAAAAGATGCTGGCTTCAATGAAGACACATTAAAAGAATTAGCTCAAACTAATCCTGGTGACTTAGCAAAAATGTATTTGCTATATCGTAACCAAGTAGATGAAGGTCAAGTGTCAGGTGGATTATCTGACAGTGAAGTTACTGAGCTACAAGGTATAGCTGGAGGTAAAGAATCCTATGGAAACATGATGAGTTGGGCTAAGGAGAATCTATCTGCTAAAGAGATAGAGATGTATGACAATGTTATGGATCGTGGAGATCCCAACGCTGCTTACTTTGCAGTTCAAGCTTTGAATTCAAAGTATGTAGATGGTGTTGGTAAAGATGCACAACTCATAACAGGTAAGGCACCTAGAACAGCTGGAGATAAATTCAATAGCCAAGCTGAATTAATTAAAGCTATGGATGATGACAGATACTCTGATGATCCTGCATACAGACAAGCGATACTTGAGAAGCTAGATAGATCAGATATTAATTTCTAGGTAGACATGGCGACCTGACAGTTCATCATCGCCGTTCACCTATCTTTCAATTCAATGACTACAACTACCGAATACGGTAAGCAAAATATCTTTGCAAAAGAAACACCTCCTCGTCTAATGAACGAACAAGAACAGAACTTCCTTATGGAGCAAGCAGAAAAAACTAATGGTCAACTAGCCATGCTTGGATTCGTTGCTGCAATAGGAGCATACATAACTACTGGACAAATCATTCCAGGTATATTTTAAACCCTTTTTATAAATGACTACAGCCACACTAACAAAACCAACTAACAACTGGCAGCGTTTCTGTGACTGGACAACGAGCACCAACAACCGCATCTATGTAGGTTGGTTCGGTGTTCTTATGATCCCTGCACTATTAACAGCTGCTACAGCATTTATCATAGCTTTCATAGCTGCGCCACCAGTTGACATAGATGGTATTCGTGAGCCTGTCTCAGGATCTTTACTCTATGGAAACAACATCATATCGGGAGCGATTGTCCCGTCAAGCAACGCAATCGGTCTTCACTTCTACCCAATCTGGGAAGCTGCAACCATCGACGAATGGTTGTATAACGGAGGACCATATCAACTCATTGTGTTCCACTTTCTCATCGGTATCTCAGCTTACATGGGACGGCAATGGGAACTTAGTTATCGGCTCGGAATGAGACCATGGATATGTGTAGCATATTCAGCACCTGTAGCTGCATCCTTTGCAGTCTTCCTCGTGTATCCATTTGGACAAGGGAGCTTTAGCGATGGTATGCCTCTTGGTATTTCAGGGACTTTCAATTTTATGTTTGTCTTTCAAGCGGAACACAATATCCTTATGCATCCGTTCCATATGCTCGGTGTTGCAGGGGTATTCGGTGGAGCTTTATTCGCTGCTATGCATGGAAGTCTTGTTACTTCTTCGCTTATCCGTGAGACGACAGGCTTAGTATCACAAAACTATGGATACAAATTCGGTCAGGAGGAGGAGACGTATAACATTGTTGCGGCTCATGGCTACTTTGGGAGACTTATCTTCCAATACGCCAGTTTTAATAATAGTCGCAGCCTTCACTTTTTCCTTGCTACTTTCCCCGTCGTTTGCATATGGATTACCAGTATGGGAATCTCCACTATGGCTTTTAATCTCAACGGCTTTAACTTCAACCAGTCAGTCGTCGATGCCAGTGGAAGAACAGTGCCTACCTGGGCTGATGTCTTGAATAGAGCTGACCTCGGTATGGAAGTAATGCACGAAAGAAACGCACATAATTTCCCGCTTGATCTAGCGGCTAAAGAGATCGCACCAATCGCCTAACGATACGTCCGTTCATCCCTATGGGACGCATGACGACCTAAGCATGGAACGGGGCTTAGGTACTTGGAGATTAATCCTATGACAATCAAAGTCACTTACAAGTATCGCGGCGTTACTTACACAAAATCAAAAACTATTTAATTAAATGAAAACATTTGCACTTGCTCTCGCAGCCACCACATTAGCGTCTGCACCTGCATCCGCTGGAGTATATCTAAACGCTGAATCTAACGACGGTTACACAGGCTCTGAATATTCAGGTAGAACAGTAGATGTTCATGTTGGATATGAAGGTACTGCGGGTAATGTTGACTACTACATACAAGGTGGTCCAGCTCTTGTAGCTGTTGATGGTATCGACGGTACAGAGACTGAACTATCAGGTAAGCTTGGCGGTACTTTTAATGTATCTCAAAGTCTTGGTGTTTATGGTGAAGTATCTACCATCACTAATGGTGATGAGGATCGTAACTATGGCACAAAGATAGGAGCTAAGTTTAAGTTCTAATGTCACAACAAAGCGATAAGGCTAGGGCGTCAGTTACTTTACTGACTCCCGAACCAGAAATCAAAGAGGATAAGAAAGAGACTTTTGATGAGGATATCTCATTAGAAGAAGCTCTATCTACCTTATGAAAAAGATCAATGAACTATGGCTAGTAGTCTTTATGGCTCTAGCCTTCTTCATACATATAGAAGTTCTTCATGTGAACTTCCATAGCAGAGAGGCACCTCAGTGTCGGACCTCTCTGTAATTTGGCTTTTGGCCTCTACGGAGATACCCATTAGCCGTC